GGCCTGTTGTCCAAACCTAGTGAAGTTCACTTCGAGACTTCGTCAATTAAATAACTTTTTTATGTATTTGTTGAAGATGACTAAACATCATGGTTCAACCTATACAGTTAAATATCTTAAAGCCTCTCAGCTAGCTTTGCAAAAGAAGATAGCAGGAACTCCGTTTAAATCTCTTAGTGAGATTGAACCGGATTTACCGTTACCTCGTCTAGCAACTTGTGGTCTCCCTAAGGTTATACCGAAGAGAGACAGACAAGCGATCCTCTCAGGGTCACCATCTATTATAAGGTGGTGATTGACTATATTCTCTGTTTATAGAGTAATTAGAATACCTGGGACAATCAAGCTATCGACGATTACGGACCCCTACACTGGAAATTCTGATTTCTTGAGTTTAGTTTCTGATAGACTGGAAGTTCTAACTTCTAGCCTTAAGAAAAGAAACTCGTGAAATTATAAATTCCCTGCAGGGAGACTGCTACCTCTGGAGACTAGTTCTCCTTCAAACATAGTCTCATGAAATGGATGGGCGCTAGATCCTGTAATATTAAGATTACATGGTTTACACCACATTATCTTGGGATGAATGGCGGCAATGAAAATGGAAGAGCTCCGTAAACAGTTTCTAAATTGTTTACAGGCGGCCGATGCGTTTAACATTCAGCCATGGCAATGTACTACGAAAGTGGCTACATATGTCCAGGACTCCTACGGTAACCCGTTAAAACCGGTTGCAGTAGGGCAACTGTCATGTAAGGAGGAGGCAGCGGGGAAAGTGAGGGTTTTTGCTATGGTGGATATATGGACTCAGTCTGTATTGAAGCCATTGCATGACTTCTTGTTTTCTATATTAAAGAGTATCCCTAATGATGCAACCTTTGACCAGAACGCGGCAGTAGAACGTTGTTTTACTAAGGCCCGGAAATCAGGTTGTTCATTTGGATATGATTTATCTGCTGCAACCGACAGACTACCAATTCGTCTGCAAGTTAGTATCTTGTCATCCTTAATTGGAAGACCGGCTGCTCGCTTGTGGGCTGAATTGTTGGTAAATAGGGACTATTATCTAAGCCATAAGAAAGGGCAAGTAATGGAGACGGATTCTTTCCGTTATTCTGTAGGGCAACCTATGGGAGCATTGTCTTCATGGGCAATGCTTGCTCTGACCCATCATCTTTTAGTTCAATACGCG